TATTCCAAAATTACGTTAAATCACGCTTGTGAATTTTCACTTGCGAAACTTTAGTAAGGTAATTGCCCTCACCCTCGGTTAGAGTGCCGTTCTTACGCTTTTCTTCAAGTTTGGATATTTCATTTTCAACATATTGTTTGTAGGAATTACCATCAGCAAGCAACTTTTCAAATTGCTTGTCGGCTACTTCCTTGCCCATATTCTGCACCCAACGGAAATATAGCTGATATTGCTTTTTCTTATAGTCAAGCTCACCCTCAAACAACTTGTTTTGCGATTGGGTGTAACTTGTGTTTTCGATATTGCGCCTTTCTTGGAAATTCGCCTTTTCGTCAGAAGTAAGACCACCCTTGCCCGCTTTCTTTCGTGCATCGGCAAGTTCCTTTTCTTCTTTATCTATCTGTTGGAGGGATTGCTTGTGCTGCAAGTCAAGTTGTGCCTTGCGTTTCTCATATCCCTCTTCCATGACTGCAATTCTCGCCTCTTCAAGCCGTCTGTCAGCCTCAAGTTGCTTTTGTTTGAGGTTATCCGCATTGCGTTGTGCATCATTTGCACCACTACGGCTACGACTGCCACCACTTCCCTTGCGGTTCTTGCCAGTAGCATTATCCAAGCGTGTCTGTAAGCGTGTTATCTGATTGTTGTAATCGTTCCATGCCTTACTACCAAGTTGCGCCTCACTCCTAAGTTTTTTGAGGTTCTGAATTTCCGCACCGATACCACTTTCTGTATTCAAGTCGTTCTGTTGCTTGTTTATCTCTTTGTTCACCTCTCGTAAGAGGGAAAGTGCATCCTCAAAGCCATAGGTCTTGCAATCAATCGTTACCTCTTTGCCGTTAAGATTATTGGCGAGTTCATGTAATTCTTCAAGGCTCATTTTTGTAATATCCACATTGGTAGTGTCCTTTGGAGCAAGGAAATTATCCAAGTTCTGATTTACCAAGTCAATTGCAGAATTGAACGTGCGCACATCCCTAACCTCATTGTCGAGGTATTCTTTCAGTTGGGATGCAAAGGCTTCCATTTCTTTGTCGGTTGCGTGTGTGCCAGCCTTTGTGCCAGCAACAACATTATTCACAATCTCGTTATACTTCCTTGTGAAATCATCGCCCGACAGGGTAGCCAATTCTTTTGCACCAGCCTCCACCAAACTACGCACAGCTTCCCTTATTTCGGGTGCCATGTTTTGTATGTTTTCGGCTGCTTTGGTTACATACACCTTAACCTCTCCACCCATACCATCATCTACCGTGTGGTACTTGTCGGTTTTATATTCCGCATAGTTCAAGCGTGTATCAAACGAATCATAGTTCTTGTTACTATTTTCGTTCAACTTATTCATTTCTTCTTCTGTGCGCTTTGCCTTTATCTTTTCTGCGGTCGTGGCTTGGATTGCATCTTTGACTTCCAAGTATTTTTTGCGTTGCTGTTCCAACGTGTCATTTTCTTCAAGCAACGTGGAATTATACTCTTTGCACACTTCATTGATTTTCTCCACCATTTCCTTGTGTGTCTTGCTGTCTTTATTGGAGCGTGAAAGAATGGCAAAGTACAAATCCAACTTATCCGTTACCTTCTTGGTGCTATCCTCAAACTCATTCATCGTGTCCTTTTCTTCTTCGGTCTTTTTGCCGAATAGCGTAAAGGCACTGATAAGCAAGCCTACAATGGAAAGTATTGCACCAAGCGGATTTGCAGCCATTGTTGCCCACAATGCTTTTAGTCCAGCCGACAACTTTGTGGTTGCCACTGAAAGAATGTTTGTCGCTACGGTCTGTGCTGTCTTTGCGCCTGTGTCAGCAATAGAAGCCGTGCGAGCTTGGAGTGTTGCTGCTGTTTCAAGTTGTTTCTTCTTTGTATAGAAATCTGTCTGTGCGGCAAGTGCTGCCTTGCGTGTGGCTGATTGCGCATCCACCGCTGCATCAAGTTTCTTTTGTGCGGTTGCAATGGTTGTCGCATTGCCCGACTGTTGCGCCCAATATACCTCATATCGTGCTGCCTCGGTTGCTTGTGTAGCTGCAATAGCCTTGGCTTTGGCTGCTTCTACGCTCTGTGCTGCTGCCCTTACATCGCTACGCATAGCCTCAACCGTTTGCGCTTGGTAGGCTGCTTTGGCTTGTGCCTCTTGCATTATGGCGGCTCTATACGCTGCGCTCTTGGCTGTGTAGTCTTGCTTTGACAAAGCCAAGCGTTGCTCTGCTGTCATAACACCAACGGCTGCTGCCTCGTAACCTTGGCTTGAGGCTGTCAGATTGAGGTTGGAGAGATATTCTTGCTGTTGTGCTGTCAGTAGGCTTTGAATGGCTGCTATACGCATTTGCTTGGTTACTGCTGCCTTTTCCTCGGCTGTCAGTGTGGTTTCAAGTGCTGCGTAATTGGCTTGCTCTGCTGCTGCCATTGCCTTTTTCTGATTGATAACCTCACCGCTCAATGCCGATTGCGCTTTCATCAAGGCAAGCTGTGCTGTCTTTGCGGCATTGTCAAGCACGGTTATTCCAGTGTAACCCTTGGTGGCTACACTTGCAAGCACGGTAGCGGCTTTCACAGAACCGTAAGCAATGGCTACTGATTTGAGTATGCGCACAACATCATCCATGTGTTCAACAACGTATGTTGCGCCCTGTATGCCAGCCGAAAGCGCACCCTCGGTTTGCTCACCGAAACTATTAAGCGCACTGTCCCAAGCATCCTCCAAGTTTGCAATCTGTCCTGTCAGCGAAGAACTTTGTTTCTCCATGAGCTGATAGAATTGACCGCCCGCATTTGTCATTTTGTTTAGGACTTCCTCAACATCTGGAAATCCTATTTTGCCAGCCGATACCATAGCGTTTATGTTGTCGGCTGTTGTGTGGTACTTTTCTGCAAGTTCTTTTACAAGTGGAATACCACGACCCGTAAACTGCCTTACATCCTGTGCGTACAAGCGTCCCTGTACCATTGTCGTACCATACAGATAGACTATATCGTTAAGCGGAATGGAAAGACCACTTGCAATGTTACCAAGCCTTACAAGCGTGTCGTTCACCTTGTCGGCACTCACACCATAGGCTAACAATTGCTTTGCACCCTCGGCAACTCCCATGAGGTCGAAAGGCGTTTTTGCAGCCGTATCTACCATCTGTTGCATCAAGTCAGTAGCCTTGGCTGTGCTGCCTAACATCGTACCAAAGGCAAGTTCTAACTGTTGGAACTGACCACGGACAGACACAATGCTACTGACAAGATTATTCATACCTTGCCCTATCAGATAGTAGGAAATGTATTGTCCCGCCTTTTCTGCCATCTGCTGAAAGGAATCCTCAACGGCTGCTGCCTCTTGTGCTGCCGTGTTGGAAAAGTCCTTTATGTGCCGTTCCATTGTCGCTGCCGACACGTTGAAATCGTCTATGTCAAGTGTAGCCTTAAAGCCTAATCCACCGCCTATATTCTCCATTTATAACATTCCTTTGATATAGTTCTTAATATCTTCTTTCGTTTTCAATTCGTGGTGTTCAATCTTACTTTCATCAATGACATTGCCGTTTTCGTCTGTTGGCAATTCCTTTGTGCGTGGTGCATCCGCTATCATCAGTTGCACATTGAGCCACGAAATACCCCAAAGCAAGTAATCATAAGTCCACCCATAACTGCGCATGAGTTCGCCACGATTACCCCAAGGACTGTTTAATCCTGTTACTCTATCCGCTCCGCTTCGGGGTTTGGTTTTGTCGTTCCGACTTCCCGTATCAATCGAATAGAGGTCGTAAAACCCGCTGGGTTCATCATTTGGCTAATAATGGCTGTGAGTTTCTGCAACCGTGCAACAGTCAAGTGTTCCAAGAAGAACTTTGATAGCTCCTTAACCGCTTTGTTGGTCTTGTCGGTAACACTTGCATCATTGATTACTGCAACGGCTGCTATTTCTGCCATCTGCCTTGTGTACTTGAATAGTCGTTTGCTTTCCTGTATCGGCTGTTCCTGTATGGTCTTTTCGTCATACTCAATGCCTATGTACATTTGGCGCAAACGGTCTATTGTGCCAAGGTATAGCGGTTTTATATTGAATTGGCGCATATACACTTCTTTCATGCGCTCTGTTTCCACATCGGGAATTTCAACAATAGACACATTCCAATCTTTAGGAATACGCTTATCGTGCCATACCTTAGTGCATTTCGGAAACAGGCGTTTTCGGAGATTGAACCACTTGGAGGGTTTTACTGGGTAAATCTTCAATGGCACGGAAAACTTGCATCCCATTTGTAGCAAGGCTTGCAATGCGTTTTCTTCTATCTCTAAACGCTGTTCTTTTGTAAGTTCTTTCTGTTCTTGATTGTCTGCCATAGCTTGTAAAAGTAAACAAGCCCCCTAACCATTTTAGGGAAAGGAGGCTTGAATTGGTAAGTTGTTCTGTTGTGTTAGCTTGTCTTGGTCGGGTCTGTGATAGACTCATCAACCGTGAGCTGGTCTTGAAACTTGATTTTCATCGGGCAAAGACAGATACCCTTTGAAGAATAGGTAATCTCGAAAGAGGGAATGATGCAAGCGTTGGGACAACCAACAAAAAGACCCTCCTCTGGCTGAAGCCATATTGCCCATTCCTTGTAAACAGGCTTGCGTGGACGCAACCATTTACGCTTTGGCTTTGTACCCGACACCGTGCCACCGAAATAACGTGCCATCAAGTCCATATCCGGGTCCATGAGCGTAAGCTCAACGGTAGTAACGTAATCGCCCATAAGGGTAATCACCTTGTTTGAGGTTTCAGACTTGTGTTCCGTGGTTTCCACATCATCGTCTTTCAACGTACAAGTGTCTTGGTACACATCGCCCAAATCAAGCCAAGTGTTGCCGTTTGCGGGCATGACACCTGCTGTTGTTCCTGCTGGGGCAATATAGATTTTCTTTAACCCCATTGTAGAAAGTATTGGCATAACTTATAAAATTTAATTGTTCGACTTCTTCTCTCTGACAACAATATCCAAGGAAAACGACACAAAATGCTCATTGTGGTTTGGCTCTTGCATAGGTGGATTGATAAGACCAATCACCCAATTGTAGCCGCAACCATGCTCATAATGGTTTTGCAGTATCTCCATTGCCTTTTTGCGCAATTCTATGAGCCTTGCAAAATTGGTATGGAAAAGAGCCTTGCCACATCCCACGCCTTGCGGAATGTCTGGCACATGAATATTGACATTGATACTACCATTACGCACAGACCCCTCGCCATCAATAGACCTTGGCACTATAATAATGCCCTCCTTGGAGTAGTCCTTTCTTTGGTAGTCGGGATTTTCTGCATAGTCGGTGTTTATCCCCATGCCGTCAATCAGCATTTGGCGCACCTTGATTGCAATTTCTTCTGTCGTTATCATAATACATTGCCAAATAGTTCATCTGCTTTTCTTTTCGCTTTATCCATGAGCATTTGCATCGCCTTTGGAAAGTCTGTTCTCGCTTTGAGTTCTGCGGGCAGAATGACATTGTAACCCCTCGCTTCGACATAGGCGGCATAGTTCATACCAGCCACAATGATAAGTGTGAAAGAGTTTGTAAGGTTTTCAGCCATTTTCATAGCCACCTTTAGCGCATTGTCTGCGCCCTCTCCCCGTTGGATAGCACCGCCAAAGAAAACTATATCACTACCTCGCACTATTGCGTAGCCTATTGAGTTGGTGAGGTTGCCTGTTCTGTCTGTGTAATTATGCTTATCCTTGGCATACTTGGTGAGTTCTTCCCCCAAGTCTTTCAACAGGAATAAGGCTGCTTGCTCCAATCGTTCTTGGAACTTTCGGACTTGTGCGCCTATTGCATCATCACCAAACATCGGAGTTATCCCCATACCTCAATATATTTGCGGTTCATATCATCAATGCCCAACACGGAAAATTCGTCAGTCGTTCCGCTTTCGCTTGTTACTCGCACGGTGCAACCGATAGCCAACTCACCATTGAAGTATTTAGGGATAAACACATCATAGTTGTAGGCGTATGTCTGTCCGTCCGTGCCAACGACTTGCTTTGCGGGGATTGATTTGTCAATCTGACATTCACAGCCTTTCAAAAAGGGTGTATCGTCAGCACTGACAACAAAGCCTGTTGTCGGGTCTGTCTGCACGTTCCCAATAGGCTTGTATTCAAAAGTTCCGTTTATTCTCATAGTTACCACAGATTAGAGCCGTCAGTAATGGTTGGCACTTCATCGAAATTTTCCAAGTCCAAACCGTTCTCACTGCAAATAGCCTTGATGCGCTTACGCAACATATCCACGTTGTAGCCTTGTGAGGATTTTCCGAGGCTATCGCTACTAAGCACCACCATTTGGGATAACACCTTTACGGCTGCTTGTGCGACAATCCTTTTATCCGTTGTAGGGTCGTAGGGCGTTTCTGTGTCGCTCACTCCAACATCGGATAAGGCTTTCATCATAGACAGCTTGCTTGGCACATAAGGCTCAATTTCAGCGGTCAGTGCTTGGAATTTCGTTAGTTCCATATACTGTTACTCTGTTATGTTGTTGTCATTCTCGTTAAGGTATTCGGCAAGTTTCTGTGCCTGTTCCTCTGTCAGATTGCCAAGAGCCTTTGCAACACCACGTTCTTTTGCGTTGGATGCAAGGCTTACACCGATAAGTGTAAGACCCTCTTTCAATGTGTCAAGCGGATAAACCTTACCGTTATAATCTACAACACCTTTGACAACATTTGCATCATCTTTGTGTGCATTATCATCATCAGCGTTGTTGTCATTCTCGTTAGGTGTATCAGACAGGGAAACAATGGCGCAAAAGCCACCGCCAACAAGGGCATTGATACGCTCCACATCAGTAGAGTGTACCAAATCGCCTTTGTTCATAACCTTGTTTTCAACCTTGCCGTGAAATGGCTTGATAACTTTCAGTTCCATACACGAAAAGGTTAGAGTGAAACAAGGGTTGTGTTAGCCTCGTAAGCAGCCTTTGTGGTATAGTAAGGCGTTACACCGTTTTCATCGGCTTTAACAACCTTTTCCTTGATACCACGCACCTGTGCGCAAACAATCTGCCCCATCTCTGTAATGAGCGGTAACAGGCGAGCTGCGCCCTCTGTGTACTCGCCAGCGGTCTGTCCTGTGGATGCACCTGTGCGCCACTTGGAAATGCGAATACCATTGCCAGCGTTGATGTAGTCCACGTTGTCCTCTTCGATAAGCTCACTATCTTCAATGGCGGGCTGTATCTCACCAATGACACCAGCGGGTTTGATAGCGATAAAGTTAGGATTCCACGGCTGTATCGTGTTGCGCTTACCGTCCTTATCCACACCCATCTTGCGCTTTATAACCGTGATAGGCGGTATCTCGTTTTCAGTGAGCAATGCGGAAAGTTCAGACGAAGTTACGACCTGTGCCTGTTTGTCCGTGCCATGAGCAAGCAAACGTGTGGTTGCATCCATGCGCAACCAAGTGTAAAGCTCCTGCGACATAAGAACCTCGCCCGGCTCAATGCCACGGTCACGCAAATCAGAGCAAAGGGCAGAAAGCCACAGAATAGGAATGAGCTTGCCAGCCTTGGTGTTTGCAGTAGTCCAGTTGCATACGCTCACCAACTTGTTCTGCTCTTCCATGCTGTAATCTACCTCATAGGCACGACCACCAGGGTTGTTGATTTCTGGCTTGAACTGCGCCACACCCCAATTGGAGAAAGCCATAAGGCAGATAAAGTCCATTACATCCTTGCAACCAAGGTATGCGTCTTGAATGTCGTGTGTAAGGGTTTTTTCAATCTGCTTTACCTTGTCAGCCTCCTTGAGGCGAGGGTTCTCGTACACTTCCTGTAACTTGCGATAGTCACGGGCAAACATAACGAACTTGTGACCGACACGGGGAATTTCCTTAGTCCATACATCAAAGCCGTCAGTTCTGCGCAATGGTGAGGGGGATTCGTCAGCCAACAGAGTAGCCATGAAACGAATGTTGTACTTGCCCACGATAGCCTCGGCTGTCAATGACATCTGAGGCGTGTTGTAGGTAAACCAACCATCGGAGTACATCTTCTGAAAAAGCGATACTTCCTTTTCAGAGGCTTTGTCAAAGGTCTTTCTCCATGTTGCCAATAAATCCAATGGCGCACCGTTCTTGTGCAAGCCAGTGAATGTTGTAAAAATGGATTTCATTGTAATTTTACCTTTTTAGTGAATAAACGATTAGTACGACTGCGTGAGTTTAACGTGAGGATTGGCAGACAGGAACATTCCCGTGCTGTCTTTCTGTGAGGTCGGAATGGGAGGCACACGCCTTTCATACAATGCGTATTGCATTGTGTCTGCCGACACGTCAATGCCTGTTTCAAACTCGCCAACTTCGTATTCTTTGAATAATACAGAGTTAGCCTTGCCACGTTCTGCGGCATTGTTAGAACCGTCCTTAACCACCTCTGTAAGCACATCACCCGATTTCAGACCGCTAATAGCGGCACTAAGCGTAACGACATACACGCTACCCGTGTTGTTAAGGCAATTGCCGTTGTCAATAGCAGTAATAGTAGGAGCGGAAGCAAACGTGCCTGTAACAGCACCAGCCTTTAACACACTATCACCGACAGCGAAACAAGGAGCGTAGAACTCATCAATGTAGAGCGTTACTTTCTTGTTGTTCTCGTTGTCAATCTCAACGACTTTTGCAGTCTTGATTACTTGCACCTTTCTTGTGGTTTCGTTGAAAATGGCGAGAGTTCCAGCGGGTATCACATCACCCACACGGAACTTCTGACCGTCCACATCAAGATTGAAGCCACCCTGTACGATAGACGGGCTACCTGTAAAGATAGGGCGCATACCCGTAAATGAAGCTGTCTTGCGTTTCATCTTTTGTTGTTATTTTGCGGTTATAGACTCCAGCAATGCGTCAGCGGCTTCATCAACTTGCTTTTCGCTTGCTGCCTTTGCACCCTCTGCACTGTCTGACATAAGACCGTTGGTTATACAATCCTGTTTGAGAGCCGACACAGCAGCCTCCACATCTTCATCATCGGAAATGGACTTTGCAAGCCTTTCACGAAGAAATGCGGGGATGTTGTGCTTTTCAAAAGCGGCATTGATAGTGGCGGTTCTTTCGCCTTTGCTCTTTTCCGCTTTCAACGCATCAATCTGTTCTTGCAGTTTCTTGATAGCCTCGCTTTCTGTTGGATTGTCATTACCGCCACCTTTACCGCCTTTGTCCGGGTCGGTGTTGTTCGGGTCGTCATCATCAGCGTTACCCTCTTCACCGTCCTTTTTGGTGGTCTTTTGTTTCGGTGTTCCCTTTGCCTTGTTCACCCACCTTGTAGCCTCGCTTTGGCTTGCTGTTGCCACCGACACTATTAGGTTTGCGGTGCTTTCGATAGCGTCCGTATCGGTCGAATCATCCGCCACGCTGCCACCCATAGCCTCGGTTATCGCTGTCAGACACTTCTCCGATAGTCCCATGTCTTTGCACTTGTCTTTGACCTTTGCAAAAAGTTCTTTGTTCATAATTTTATGGATTTGTACCCCTTAGTTGGAGTTGTTTACGTTCTACTTTTGCAAAGGTAAGCAATTTATTTAATAATGTGTTTAAGTAACACAGATAATTTTACTTGGTAAATTTGGCTTATTTGTGGTCTTTTTTGTTCACTTAGTAAATTTTTCTACAAAATTTCTTGCAAAGCATTTGGTGTATTTAATAAAACACACTATCTTTGCAATGTGTTTATAAAACACAGATAATGACAAGTAAAAACAAAACGATTATGAAAGCAATATACGCAAAGGACATAAAGGCAATGGTTAAGAAATTCAACCTCACAGATGATGAAAGCGAATACTTGAATGACATAGCCGAGGCTATAAACAAGGAGCGCACAGAGATTTGCGAAGATATACAAAGCGTTCTTCTTTATGGAAGTATGATAGACGAAAAGAGAAGCGCAATCCGTGCATTGCTTGTTTACTTTGGAGCAAAGGCACAAAAGGAAAACGATTTGCGTATGAAACTTGACAAAACGACTTGGGCAATAGCAAAGGCTCTCAAATGCGGTTCTTACCAAGTGATGCAATGGTTAAAAGGTATAGCAATCAACAAAGACCGTTTCGGCAAGTTCGTAGAGTGTTCGGACACATTCGGGTTGAATTACTTGGAGATAGCATAACAAAGGTAACGCCCCACCTAACCAGTGGGGGCAAGCAAAACGACATACGACATGATTACAATTATCAATAAATACACAGGTGAGGAAATTTGCAAGTATAGTAGTGCTTTGGTGAGTGAATCCACAAATGACAGTTTTATTGCCCCTGTCAAGGCTTCGGGCATTTTTCGTGGTCGTTGGAATGCTGTTGTTGATTACTTCATTGTACTTGGCGATGGCAAAGGTGGTTACACTGCCACACAATGCTTGCTCAAAGACCAATACGCAGTTAAGGAATGTTTGAATAAAAAATAATGGTTATGGAATATACAATTGAAGAAATGCAAGCAATGCTGAATATCGTTGCTGCTGTGCTTGGAAACAGACACTTTCAACAGGGTAGTGCATTACGCACATCCACGGTTTACGACATTGACGATTTCGATATAGCAACAATGCAGAAATGGACTGCATACTGGCAGCAAACCATTGACGCAGCAAAAGCAAAGTGATATGGCAATTTCAAACTATACCCCTAAGTGCATGGAGTTTTCCAAGCACTTCAAGGGGATGCAAGGTGTAACGACACACCAAAGCGACAACGAAGAGGCACACTATTTTTCGGGTACGGTCTATATCAACAACTATGAGTTTGTTTGCATAGACCAACTGACAGAAAGCAAGTACATGGTGTATATAAACAACCCAAGCGGACACGATAACGAGCAATGGGTGTTCGGGTATTACAAGACATTTGCCAGAGCCTTAAACAAAGCAACAGCAATCGTTGGAAAGCGAGAATACCCAAAGCCTGTTGAAACATGGTGATAACTTATAAAACATACGATATGGCAACTATCAAAGAAACGCTCAAAATCCCAAGGTGGGACATTGAAGAAGAAACGGGCTACAAGCCGATAACAACCTTTTGGATGGATTTCTCCATTGCCGACAATTACGGCTTGCAAACCATTCAAGACACATTCAACCGTGCCTTTGATGCGTGGAAAGGTGATTACAAGTACCTCACAGAGCTTGTGCTTGTGTTGAACCACAAGATATTTCACCACTATACAGAAAAAGGCACAGAAGAACAAAATGAGGTAGCCTCGCTTTACAATGAACTTTGGCGCAAAGCGAATGATTATGCCTTGGATAACTTGCAAGGCGAGCAAGCAGCATACTTTTATCACTTAACAGATTGAGATATGGAACTTACAACTACAATCACACTAACGGATGGCATGGTGTACAATGCCATGAAAGAGGCAATACAGGAGTTCTTCACGAACTTGCCCTCACAAGCCGACAGCAAAACAGATTGCCCCACAAGTCGGCTATGGGGACAGATATTGCGCAATGGAAAGCCTGTAACAGACAGCGACATTGAGCCAGTGAAAGACAATACACTTGGTGAAACAATCTACGGTGTTGTGCTGTTGCGTGGCGCAAAAGAAATAGGGACAATCGAAATGTAAGGATATGGAAACAAAAAAGTGTGAGGTATGCGGACAGACTTTGCCACTGTCCGCTTTCTCCAAGTCCTATAAGGGACGGTGCAAGGAATGTGTGGCAAAACAGACAAGAGAAAAGCGCAACGGCATTATTGCAACGGATAAGCCAAAGCAGATTGATTGGGAGCAACGCAGATACGAGATAGCAAAGGCTGCTATGGTCGGACAACTTGCCTCGCCTGTTGTTGAGGGCATAGACCCAAACCCAAGTATGCCAGATGTGTGCAAATGGTCTGTCATGTTTGCGGATGCACTCATTAACGAACTTAAAAAGCATGATAATGGATAAAAAGACATTCTTTCACAAGGTTAGCCAAATGCGAGCCGTACAACGTGAATACTTCAAAACTCGGAGTAGCGCAGCACTCGCCTCAAGCAAGTTGCTGGAAAGGCAGATTGACGAAGAAATAAAGCGAGCCAAGGCGGTAATGACTGCAAAGGCAAGGCTCTTTTATGAGCTTGTGGATATAGACCCACAGATAAACCAAGAATGGCTCAACGACCATATCAGAGCAAGCCTTGATTTCTTCTTCTGTGATGCGGATGTTCAACATCAAAGTGTGCTAAACAGCCATTTCTACGACAACGGATTTAGTGGCACATACGATTTTCCCACAATCGTAATTAACGACATAGGCGATATGTCAGATGATGATATGCTTGAATTTAAGTACGGGTACATCAATCACAAGTATCATGTATCATTCTTAAACAGACTGAAAGGTTAGAACTATGCAAAGAACAATTAGATTTCGTGGCAAAGCCACAGGTAAAGGGAATATCCCTACAAATTGGGTATATGGTGGCGGTTGTTTTTCGGTGGCTGGCAACACGTTCATCTTTGCCGACCCAACACCTAAATTCATGGGTAATGGCGTGTACGAGGCAAAGGCTATTGAGGTTCGCTTTATATGCCAGTCAGTAGGCTTGCACGACATATTCAAAGCGGAAGTGTACGAGGGCGATGTGGTACGCTTGGACGGAAACAAGAAATACACCTACATTGTGGAATGGAGCAAAGCACATTCGGCTTTCTTGGCACGTTGCATCCAGACAAAGACAGGACTTGCCAACCTTACCCCATTCGTGCCAATTGAAGTGATAGGTAACATATACGATAATCCAAACTTGTTAAAGCAATCATATATTGCGACAAACGCATTTAAGCAACAGGTAATGGTTATAAATAATCATAGGAAAGGATAAAACAAATGATAGACGAAAAGAAAATAGAAGAGGCTGCTTTCATGCACACTCACAAAAACCAGACTTGGAATGAAAAGCGGGATTATGCCAACGCTTTCAAGCATGGTGTGGAATGGTTCAAAATCAACTTGTGGCATGATGTAAGCGAAAGACCGACACGATACGACACTTACCTTGTACGGACAAAACAAGGGTGTTTGGACTTTTGCCATTTCGCAACTGAAAAATGGCATAGTAAAGATATTGGCACAGTTGAGAAATGGCTTGATTTAGCAGACATAAAACCGAAAGGAGGCGAGCAATGTATGTAACAATAACTATCACAAGCACAGCGGGCGCATTTATATGTGCCTTGCTGATAGTTTACTTAGTGTTTCGTATTGTTGAATTATTAAGAAAACGCACATGAAGAAAGTAACTGCATTTCGCTGTTCATTCTGTGGCAAGGTACTACTCACAGAAAGAGGTTGCACAGCACATGAGGAAAAGTTTTGTAGCAAATCCCCCAATAATCTTGCTGCTTGCTATTCCTGTAAGTGGTATCAGCACACGGACAAATTCACGACCATAACAAGGGAGGGGATGCACCCTATGACAGGACACGAATATCAGTACCAAAAGGACATCCGGATAAACATCTGTTTGAAGTACAACAATGCCAAAATGTTTAACTCATTCCATGCGTCAGAAGAACTTGTAGAGGATGCGGAAAACAACGGCTTTCGTATCATGCCGACAATACAAGAGGGGTGCTTGGACTATCAAAAGAAAGAAGAATGAAAACACTAATCTTTGATGTAATGCTAAATGGGCGTTTCGTCTGTACGCTTAGATACAAGTATTGCCCATTGTTCCCAATAGAGATTGACGAACTTGTTAAACTCGTTCTTTCAAAGCGTCCGACATTAAAGGGCAAGCCGTTCCGTATCGCTTTTTAGTTCAAAATGAGTACCTTTGCACCAAAAACAGGAAAGCGCATGAAACAGCAAAGAAAGGTTATTCACGTTGAACTGAATGAGCCGTACAAGAATAAGCACCATTGGTATTTTGGCAGCATAACGGCAATATACGACATTCTGCCTGTTGATGTGGTCGGCATTGCTCACACATCATTGTGGAATGTGTTAGCGAAGAATGGAGAATATAAAACCAAGACTGCAACAATAAGGCTTGGTGTTCTTCACTCCAAGCAAACCAACAGGGGAAAGAAAGCAACAGATAATGAAAGTTGATGAAATAATACATCAAAATGTTTTTCTTTCAGATAATTGTTGTATCTTTGCACATATAAAAGAATAAGCCAATCCGAGTAAGGCTATTGATTGTAGTTCAATAGGTTGCTGCTTGGAGGGGCTTATTCTTTTTATTTTGCCATTTTGCTTAGTTTGTCGGAGTCCATTATTGAGTGTATCTTAAAACCCTCGTTGTAAACCTCCCTAACGACAACCCAAGCCTTTTTGCCGTTTATCACTACCTCAAAGATGTGCGCTTTTGCGTTCGGGTCGTGCTTATCGGTAACAAAGCCTTTATATGTTGCGTTCTGCATAAGGCTTTCAATCTCTAACAAAGCCTCATTCTTTGCCTCTGCATCATCGAAAGGTTGATTGAGCCATTCTTTCACCTTGGCATTTGAAATGGTGGCTGTCTGTCCTATTTGTGGCAAAGCAATGTCTTTTCCTTTCAAGCTCTGAAAAGCTATTTGTTGTATTGCCTTGCGCCTGTCCTTTGCTTCCTTTGATAGCGGTTTCCTCACTTGTCGCTTGCCATTGAGTGCATCCGTTATCCGTTGTTCATTGTCCTTGTAGAAATATGGTAGTGTTCCAGCACCCTTTGCTTTCTCCATACGTTCCGCATTGTCCCTTGCCCATCTGACAAAATGTTTTGGAATGTCGGTTACTTCATCGGCACACTCTACGCTGTTAGGACTTTTGCCATCAAGGATGTAGTCAATCATCTTTTCAACCTCGCCATGTGTGGCAAGCACAGGCACTTGGTAGCAACGGCAATTCGGATGCCAGCCAGTCAACTTTATTGTCTTGGGATAGATACCTTTCAAATCATCGCAAATGTCGGGGACAGGGTGGTTGTTGCTCAACTTGATTTCAATGCCTATGACAAAGGGCATATCTTGCCATCTGTCATATTCTGCCGTGCGGTAGGCGATATTGGTTTCAGTCCTTGCAAGCCTTTGGGCATTTCTGTATGAGGAACGATAAACGCCTCGTCCGGGGTGGTAGTCCTTGGGGTTATCATCTATCCATTTGTAAGACTGACTTTCTTTGTCATATATCCTACGTTTCCACACTCGCCCATATACAGGATTACCGTTTTCATCTTCACCTACCTTTACACGGAAACGCCTATACCATCTATCGGGGTCGTTCAAATACTTCTGAATGGTGGTAGCCAAGCGATTTGCAGCCGTACCCTCACCAATAGCCAAGTCAAGCGTATTCTCCAACTCTTTCTTGTAGGCTCCCGTGTATCTCCACACCCTTTGAGAAAGGTTCAATCCGCTTGCGCCTGTCTTTCTTGAAAAAAAGGCTTTCATCGCTTCTTGGTTGTGCTGAAAGTATTTTGCGAAGAATGGGTTTTCAATCGCACTATCACCAAACACCGCCTTAACAAGTTCGTCTGTATGCTCGTTTGATTTGAGCCATTCCCTTTCTACTCCCTTGCGTATGGTCTGATAGATACGGCTATACATATTGCGCAACATGGGCGTTACTTGCTCGCTATACCCATAATCAGCAAAGGAGAACGGCTTTCCGCTCTCCAAATCTGTATTCTTCACCAAGTTAATAATCTGCATCATCACATCACGGTACACTGCCCTAACATTGGCAGCATACCCCTCTGTACGCTTGAATAACTCGGCTTGCGCTTTCTTATAGTCTATCTTTGCCATTGGTCTTTACTTCCATTATTCAGCCTCCCCGAACACGTCCATTTTGTTTAACTCCATTTGCTGTGCAAGTCTTTCGGCTTGCTCTGTCTTAATACGCTCCATTTCTGCCTTGCTGTCCTTTACAAGGTAGGACTTTTCAACATAGCTTTCAAGGCTCAATGCGCCATCGTTGTACTGCTTGGAAAGGTCGGCAAGCATTTCACTTACATCATCACCAAATGGTTCTTGGAACTCATGCCCCAAATCAAGCGCATCATATTCTGCCTTGTGTCGGTAGTCAAGCACGTTGCCCATTATGGCTTTCATCAACGAGGCGTGTCGGTTCATATACCCATCGTGCTTTTCCTTGTGTCGCTCTGCCTTAATGACTGCAAGCAACATCACTTTGCGTATAGCCTTTGCCGACAGGTTGCCGAGGCTTTTCATGTTGTCAAAGTCTATGTTTGGAGTGAACGACTTGGAAAGAATGTGCTTATCCAACCGCTCAAACTGATTTTTCTTGCTCTCGCTTGCCTGGTCCCATGTGAGGTAACGCACATCACCGCCATTTTTGAGGATAAAAAGTTTTGCCTCTTCCTCTGACTTGGGCAAAGAGTTAAGGATTTCAGCGGTTGCCACCATTGCGGGATTGGCGAAGCGGTCGTTTACATCCGCATCCACGCTTTCCATGTTTTCCTCACGCTCAATCATCGGCTGTACATCTGCGTGTTCTGGCTCTTGCTCAAACAGCAACACAGGTATCTTGCCTATCGGGTTTGCCATTCTCTGAACTTCCCAACCGACACTACCACGCTTGCACAGATAGATTGTATCTGCCGTATATACATCTATGTGGTGAATAGTTCTGTTGCCTTGCTCTGTGAGGTAGTAACCCCAAGCAAAGGCTTTAAGCCGTCCGTATTGGTCTTTAAGCGTGTATATATCATCGTTGTTTTTCTTGCTCAACACATTCAGCAAAAGCCGTGGCGTGTTGTCTGCATCCCTGTAAACGTGGTAGAGAATGGCAGCACAACCCTCCGCACCTGCTGCTCTCTTGGCTTCACGCACGGCACTGTCAAAGCGTGTTTGGCGCATCAGTTCTTGGTAGAAGTCAAATGCGTTGTCTGTGTTCTCTGACAATTGCGACCATTTAACAGGTCTGCCATACAGGAACACAAGGGCAATCTCATTGATGAATTTCTGATAGGGGATAGGTATTTTGTTGCGCTTGCTCCATCGTAGGAAATTGCCCTTTTTGTCGAACACAGCCCTGTCCTTGCGCTCCATTACCTTGTGAGTGCTCACCTCGTACTCCAACAGATTACGGCTCGCCACCTCTGAACGGCTACTAAGCATAGCAACCGCCCTTGTTACATCGCCAGCGGTTAGAAGTTCATCGAAACTTTGCTGATAACCAATAGCCGCCTTTAACTCGTTTGTGATAGTCTGAATTATGCCCATTGTATGATATTGTTATGTTAAACCTAAAATTCGCTCTATGTTATCGGGTATATCCACTTCATTGTAATCAAACCAACAGCGCATGAGAAACATATCTCGCCAGTCGGGAGAACAACCGATTTCCACCTTGATTTCCTCTTTCGGCTTTAGCTTCAGCTTGCCGTCACTGTCCGCTTTCCACGTTTGCAGTTGTTCAAGCTCTCTCGTTATTTGCTCCCTGTCGGCTTGGCTCACCAAATCCTCATCAATGCCTACTTCATGGGCGTTAATGTGTTCTGCGAGCTTATAACCGCATTGTGTCTGTAAGTTTTGGTAGTTCTCACCTTGCATAGCCGTGGAGTTATTGACAAAGCCGTTGCAATCGCAATTATCAACAACACCACCGCCCACACCATCCTCATCAACAATCACCCTGTGATTTGGTATTCGGTATTTCCTTTGCTTTGTGATTATCCATGTTTGAATGTCCGTTGTCTTGCTTATGGCAAAGCAAACCTTGTCAATGATGAAATACCCATCCCATACAGCCAAACGTGCATGGTCGGCACCAAAACGGGCAATATCACCCGTTATGTAGTGCTTGCCTGTCCGTATGGCTAACTTGTTACCGAATATGGCGCATATATCATCATGTGAACAAAGGGCGTTGGGGTTATCGTCATACTCCCAATCTCCAAGAAACAGACGGGCAAACTTAACCTTGTCGGATGTCGTTTTCAATCCCTCTATATAGTCGGGGTCAATGAATGGGTTTTCCTGTACCAAGCAAGCAATGTAGTAGCGGTATTCTGCAAGCTGATTTGCCTTGTATGGCTTGTAGAAAATATCGTACATCCAATTTTTCTTGGGGTTACAGGTGATGAATAGCTTTCGCTTTAGTCCGTATTCTTCATTAAGGCAGCGACCGATACGAGTTTTCAGCGTGTCATACGCTCCAAAGTTCACCTCACCGCCCTCTTCAATCCAACCGCCTGTGAACTCAATAGAGCCGTAGCGTTCATATAATGGGTCAGACGGCTTATATTGCAAGTCAAGAAAATCAATGCGTGAGCCATTGTAAAACTGAATGTAGTTCAACTGTCCGTTGAAACTCCACAAGTCCTCTGGCACTCCATACATCGTGCAAACTCGCTTGAATGTGATGTAAGTTGATTGCGTGATACGCTTCAACTCGGCACGACCAATAAACCATTTTGTACCCGGATAGGCAAGACACATAAAGAGCAACCACACGGCACCCGTCCACGACTTTGCACCACCAGCAGCACCACCATACAGAATTTCAACGTGTTCGCTGTCTGTAAGTATGGTTAAGGCTTGCTGTTGCTTGTCGTGGTTCTTTCCGTCACGGCACGTTATAAAATCGAAACTACCACGGCGGAAAAGCTCCGTTTTGACTGCAAGAGCCATTGGCATTGATATGTCTTTATTGTTCCTTGCCATTCTTTGCGCTGTTCCTTATCTTGTCAAGTAGCGTGTTATATGTTATCAGTTCATCATCGGACAGAGCCGACAAATCCATGTTGTTAGATACATTGGCGTTTATCTCGCCCTCTATGTTTTGGGTAGCCTTGCCAAACACACGGTCAAAGAGCATTTCAACCGTGGAAGTGCGACCATAACGAATATCTGAATTTATTGCCGAAATGATATTCAATACCCAAATGGGCGTGTCCTTGTTTGGCTTGCTCGGATTTTCGGGGTCTTTCAGTAGCGGTTCAAGTTCCGCTGTTGAACTCTCATAAAGGTGCTGTATAACTTTGAGTATTTCTTCTTTGCTGCTTTGTGGATTTACCTTTTTGCCTGTTGTGGATTGAATGTATTTAAGCACAGAAAGATTGCCCCGACCCCTTTTCTTGGGTTGGTTCTCGGATGTAAAGCGGTTGCCCTTTTTATTTCCTTTCTCAAATAGTGCCATTCGTTGTAAATTCGTTGATTTCTTTTTGTAGCGTGTTCGTCAAACACATTTGATAACTGCAAAAAATCGGACAGCGAAAAACACCGCCCGACTTCTTCACTTGGTAAATCGGCTTTTATGCCTGTTCCTCTTGTGCTTTATACTTATCGTAGAACCAAGCGACCAAGCCACCCTCCATGTAATTATCCAAATCGTCATAGGCATCCAGTTCATCCATGAGTGCCTCGGCTTTGTCAATTACACCTGTGAGTAACTTTTGCTGTTCATCGGTAGCGTTCCACACTTCGATTTCGCCATTTAGCTGCTGCTTGATTACTTTAATCTCGTCAGCGGAAAGTTCAATCTTTTTCATCGTTATACTGTTTTATTAAGTTGGTCGTTCATTTAGAGTTTGTACTTCTTGGCGATAGCCTTAACCGCCTTTGTGTATTTGTCGGACTTGCCATGTACTGCCTTGGTTACGGTTTCTGCCCAGAACTCGCTAACATTGGTTGTGGCATACTTGCCATAGCCTTTCTTTTTCTTGTCACGACTCCATTTCTTGTATAGGGCGTTTACTTCCTTACCTGCTGCCTTTTGGTTTGCGCCTGTCATGTGGGCGTTCCATGTAGCGTGTGCAAGTTCATGTGTTACCGTATGAGCAACAGGCTTGTTTGTGGTCGTACTCCAACCGCTTTTGTAATTCTTGGAGTGTTCCCTTGATACATTCTTTGCGCCTGTGTCGAAATGCTTTCTATCCAAGTACACAGCCTCGGACTTGCCGCCCCTTGTAACGTGAACACCATAGGCAGAACCGCCCAAATCGGCTAACTTCACGTTTCTTTGACGCACACCCATAACAGCATGATAACGAGATATAGCCTCTTTTGTCGCTTTGTACATAGCTTTGTCTTTCATTTCAACGAGTGAACCAACACGGCTTATTTTGCCCTTGTATTGTCCACCTCCGTCATTGGTTCCAGCCTTAACGCCAGCACTATTTCTTCCCATAGCTGTTTACTTTTGACGATAAAACAATGAGGGGTTGTCAAGTACGCTATCAAGCACCACCAATCCCTGTTCCTTTGCCTTGATTTCCTCTTTGAGTTTTTCAAGTTCTTCTTTTGTAAGTTGGCTTTCGGTCAAACCGTTTTCTTCCAACACTTGCTTTATTTTATCTTCCATATTGCAAAGTTATATATTTAGTTGTTCTTTTTACTATAATCCCATCCGTATTTCTTGGCAAGTATTTTCATAACCTTGTGGAAATGTGTAACTTCTGCTCTTGCTATGTTGCTTTCATTCCACCCTGTTTTGGTTAGATAACTATGCCCCTGTTTAGATACCGTTCTGTTCGCATCCGCAAAAGCCTTTGACGCAACATCTGCTGATACACCCCAACCGCCCTTTGGTCTTTTCACAGAAAACGTGTATGTCGGGGTTACGGCTCGCATTTCTTTTGCATTTACCTTAATGGCAGACCTTATATCATCGCTTGAAAACGAGTTACCTATGCGCCTAATGCCATTTGTGCCAAGTGAGCGAGGGTGATTGTGGGTCAATATACTATTTGCGGGTATCTTCTTAGGGTCAAATACTACCTGTGCGCCCTTGCCTCCTATTGAAGAAACAATATCGCCCTTGGAGTTGAAAACGTGCAATGTTTCATCTTTGTTGCGTCTGTACTTCTGCTCCATGCCGACAATGTTCTTCACCATTTTTGCAGTATATCCCTTTTCTGTTGCTCCTTTGGACCCGCCAGAGCTACCACCCTTACCGCTTGATGTTACGCCTCCGCTGTTCCTACCCATAGCTTATTTCTTTTTAGCGTTGATAAAATCGGTAATGTAGAGTAATCCGTGCTTTCGGCAAAAGTCTTGGATTTCCTCACCACCACCATAGACCACCAAGTTAGGGCGTTCCAATCCGCTTATTTCCTGTGCCACTTGTAGGTCATACTTCAAACTTTCCATCCAGCCATCCAAGCCTCTGGTAAAGAAAGCGTTGTACCCCTTGGGGATGCCCATTTTGTTGTACTCAATAAACTTGTGGCTTACATTGAGGTCTGCATATACCTTAATGCCGCACTCTTGGAAATAGCGAGAAAGCCACCGCTTTTTGTATATAAGTTGAACACCCCAAGCAATAGGGGTTTGGTCGTGGCAACTACAATTCGGCTCTACTACCGCCTTGCATCCGCTTGTGAGTATCTTTATTGGGTCTTTGAACAACGCTTCAAACCGATAATCATCTACATAGAAATGATAGGTCGCTACATCTTTGCGTAGTCGGCTGTTTGCGCCCCAAGGACTAAGTGGCAGCTCAACCTTGCCAGCTTGCATTTCAAGCAACAGGTTAGGTATTTCCATTTCGTTGTCGCTCTCATACAGCACATCCTTGTACATTGAACGATAGAAAGCCTCCTTGTCGTTATTTTCATCGTCAGTATCGCTTTCATCATCTTCTGTGTCGGTGCTATCATCTTCGCTTTCGTCTGCCTGTTCCACCGCTTTTGCAGTTTTCTTGCCCTTTCCCTTTTTCGGCTCTTCATCTTCACTTGGAAAACTCAAACCGATAAAATCAAAGTTCACATCGGCAAATGTCGTTTCCACTTGCAAGGCGTTGTAGTCCCATTCGCCATTATTGATGTTGTCCCTAAGTATGAGGTCAGCCTCTTCTTCGGGTGTTACATCCGTGTAAAGCACGGTTGGCACTTCTGCCACCTTGCACCGCTTGGCTGCTTTCAACCTCTGATTGCCACAAAGGACAATAAACTTACCCTCACGTTCTACAATAGCAAGCGGTCTGTGTTCCCAAAAACCATTGATACGGATTGAATCAACAAGCCTATCCAAGTCTGCTTTGTTGATTGTGCGAGGGTTTTCGGGCAGTGGGTGCAACTCCGACACCTTGCGGAATTTCATAGGCTCACTTTTCATCTGACACCTCGCTTTCTTCATTGTCGGTTGCATTATCCGTGCAATCGGGAATGAGGTTGCCCTCATCCTCAATCACACGGAAACATTTGCGTATGTATTCAGCCAAGCGCACAAGGCGGTAGTGCTTTCTGTATTTCAGAAAGACAAGCCTACTGCCGTCATTGGCATCAACACCCCAACCGTAGAAACGACCTCTATAATCAAGCGGTAGCTTTATTCTGTTGTTGTAGAGATACACGCTATCAGCCACAACCTTTGAGATTGTAGCCGTGCGGTTGTATCTGCCATTAAGGAAAATAACCGCCTTATCGCCCTTTTGGAGCGTTGCTTGTGGCAGCAAAAGAACTGCCTTTGAGCCTATCCATTCCCAACCGCCCAAATACAGGACAGCCAGAACGATTAAAGCCGTTGCTATGCTTAATATTGCCGTTGTCATATCGTTGTAAATTTACTTGGTAAATACCCTTTGCAAAGATACTAATTTTGTGTCCAACAAACACATATTTGAATAAAAATCTGCTTATAAACCATAAACAAGCATTGCTGCATCACGGTTATGCTCATTTGTGCGACCTTGCCACTTTGTTATTGCCTTGAAACTCTCGCCTGTCAGCTTTGTTACATTGCGCTTTGGAGCAACCATTTCATACTTGATGTTAGCCTTGTCTTTACACAGGTCTGAAAGGTAATCATCCCATATACTTGCATCACGCTTAACAGAGCCGACACCTTGCAGTTTCTTTCGCTCTTGCTCACGGCTCATTCTCTCTGTACCGAACCAAGTTCTTTGCCTTGGGTCTTCGACACGCACAACCACTTCAATGCCCGATTGGACGTATTCGTTCACAATCTTCATCGCCTCGTGGATAGCCATTGTTTCAAGCAAGAGAAACTGCCCACCGCCCCATATAGCCACGCCTGTATGCGTTCCCGTGTCTATGCCGATATAAGCCTTTCCTATTATCTTAGCCATTGCCTTTCTTGATTTTAGTGTAAAACTCGCCTGTCTTTATATAGCGTAGGCGCATCATAAACATCATCTTGTAGTAGTTTTCACGACCACAAACCTTGATTACATCCTTTTTGAGTTTACGAGGTAAACGGATTGATTTAATTGTTCTCATTTTGTTTTGTCTTTTTGTATTCTTTCATTGCTGAATGTAGGCTGTTGGTGCTGTCAAGCAACGTAATGAGCTTATCAACATCAATCATCTTTTCACCGTCCAAATACGCCCACACATTACGCAGCGCATCCGCAATGGCTTTTGCCTGTTTCGCCTCCTTGAGGGAGCTTTGCACTTCCTTGTTGGTGGCAGTGGCACGACCATTGGCTTTTGCAGTTCTCAACGCTGTTTTCGCTGCTCTCACTTGGTCGCTCTCATGTGTGTAGCTGTTGCTTATCTCTCTTGTTGCCATTGCCGACAACTCGCCAGTGGCTATCTTGTCTTGCAAGTATTGGGGCAAGTCCAACAGCGAGAGGCACTTGCTGATAAATGCGGGCGATTTCTTGAACTTTTCGGCTATCTCAACTTGTGAGTAGCCAAATTCTTCTTTGAACCGCCTAAACATTATGGCACATTCCAATTCGGAGAAACGCTTACCCTCGTTGCGCATCATCTGCTCAATGTAGAGCTGTTCGGTTGTTGCGCCTTTCGGTGCTTTAAGTGCCTTGATGAATGGAATGTTTGCACCCTCCGATATTGCAAGCTTTGTGGCACGGTATCGTCTTTCACCGTCCACCAGCTTGTATTTCTCCACGCCATCCTCTTTGTAGGGGATAACAGTAACAGGGTTAAGCACTCCATTTGCCTTTATCTGTTCTTTGAGTTCTTCCAAGTCAAAATCTCTACGCACATTGAAACCCTCCATTACGACAATGTTTCTTGGGTCTATCAGAAACAGGTCTGTGCGCTTTGTTGCGTTCACTTCCATATTAAGATTGTTTTTATTAGAATAAATATTGCGTTCTTTGTTCCCATTCAAGCCGTTTCATCGCCTTTTCAAAGTATTTGGGCAATATCTCACATCCTATAAACTTGCGTTTCTCCTTGTAACACGCAATGGCTGTTGAAAAACTGCCAGCATACGCATCAAACACCACATCACCCTCGTTGGAGTGCAACATCAACAGGTGGCGTAACAGATTGATTGGCTTTTCCGTTTCGTGTAGCCTGTTCTTTGCCTGTGGCGGTTGGTCGTGAAAGGTTTTCATTTGCAGTTCATAACCGAGGTTGTTGTACGTTACACCCTTGGAGCGCACATATACGATAAATTCAAGGTTATTGATGTAGCAGCCATTGCCCAACGGCATAGGGTTCGGTTTATCCCACACAAGCAAGGTTGCCACATACCCCTTGTTTTCCCACCATGTCATTATGCGCCCTATCTGTTTGTTGGAGCAAAACACGCAGATGTTCACACCCTTGCAAATCCGCTCAAACTCGCCAAACACCTTGTCATAGTCAATACCTTGCGACACGAAATAAAGCGAGCTGTTCTTGCGTGATTGGATTTGCTTTCTTGTGCAAAAGTCCCCATGTGAGCCTCCACCGTTCAAATCCAAGTCGTAGGGAATATCAGACAGTATGAAGTCCACGCTGTTGTCTGGCATATCTTTCATCACATCCATGCAATCGCAATTGTAGCAAGTGCAGTTCTTCAGTACCAGTGGCTCATTCATCATCATCAAAGTATTCTTCGTTTCCCTCAATGAAATTATCCATTGCATCATCGCACCAAGTACCCTCGCACAATTCATCCGCTCTATGGTCTATATCGCCATTGCGCCACGGACAGAACTTGCATATTTCTTCACCGAGTATATTTTTATATTCTTCTCTACTCATAGCATTATACTTTTGCAACTCACGCCTTGCCTTGCGTAAATCTTCCGCATCAAAAACATTTGCGCTCATAGTCAGTATCTGAAATCTGTAAAGTGGATTATCACTCCCTCAAACACGTTGCTCTTGCATCCGCACTTGCCAAAGAAGTAATCCACGAAATCATCAACACTCAATCCGTCATTGCTTGCCACATCCTCAACAGGCACACGCTTGTTGTCGATCCAGCACTGAGGCAGCGCATCATCAGACGAATATGTCATAGTTATGTATTGCAGTCCTGTCTGGCTTAACTTCTTCAACTCTCGCTGTTCCGAGCGGTAAGGTCTTTCCGTCCATTCACGCACAGAAAGTATTTTCTTTCCGCTGTTCACTTCCTCACACCGCTTTGCCCACAATCCGCTTGCATCCACACGCACGGTATGTATTTTGTGGCTTGCGTAGAGCAAGTTTGCAAACATCGTAGGCTTTCCCTCTTTCTTGTGCTTTACGGGAAACACTCTGTTCAACATCAGTATTACATTCTTTTTCATGCTGTTTTAATTTTGGATAACCATTGTTCGTAAACTCTACTTGCGATTTGCGCAATCATTACAGGCGGTACGCTCATTCCACAAACGTAATATGGCTTTTGGTTGCCAAAATCGTAGTCTGTCGGGAAAGAGGACACCTTGCATACACTTTCGTTTGAAAGCCAGTTCATGCCCCAACTTGGCATAGGCGAAGCTTTTTGCCGATACCCGGCTAATATCGTGGGGTGTACCATATTCTTATCAACCAAGGCGCATTGTTGGTATTTCGTTTCCTCGCCATTCTTCAACCGCTTGTATTCGTCAATGTAGCAAGGTGTTGTTATCGGGTCGCCAAGTGTGAGGTGTGCATCCTCGCACGTTATAGGCTTTTCGTCAAAATTCAGATTGATTAAAGGGTATGTGTCAAACAATGTGTGTGCGGTCGGTACATACTGTATGAGGTCGTTTCTAAGGCATACAAAGAAAACACGTTCCCTGTGCTGTGGCACACCCATGTATTGCGCATCAAGCAAGAAATGCTGACAGGTATAACCCGCATCCTCAAACTCCATGTGAATACGTTGAACGTATTTCTTGGCAGCACCTTGGAGCAATCCTTTCACGTTTTCAGCGATAACAACCTTTGGGCGCAACTTGCGTACAACATCTATGAAATCGAAGAATAGCGTATCAAGCACTTGCTCTGTCTGTCCCTCTCTGAAACGCTTTTCCTTTCCCCATGTTTCCTGTCGTGTCCTTGCCATTGCTATTGTGAATGTGGAGCAAGGAGGCGAGCCGTCCAGAATGTCAAGGTTGTACAACGCATCAGGAAATGCAGTTCTTTCCTTGAATGTCTGTATCGGTTCAAGAAAGGCATATCGTGGGTGGTGGTTTTTCTCGTACAAGTCCATAACACGCTTATCAATTTCGTTGCATCCAACCACATCAAAGCCAGCTAATTTGTACCCCATAGAACTACCCCCCCACAAGCAAAACAACTGAATACCGTGCCTTTATCTTTTGTGAAATTGGCATTTTTCAGCGTCCAATTGTAATTGAATTTATGTTCCGTCTGTTCTAACATTGTTCATCAAACACACTTAGTAAGTAAATAAAAAACGCTACTTGCGCCTACTTCCACCGTGCAACTCTATCACGTTGAAACTTTTGAAACGGTCAATCAGTCGTTTCTCAAAGCGTTCTTTCAGTTCTCGCACCGTCAGATTGCTTGTTATGTGATAGCGTTTGCCGTACTGTTGGTATATCTCGTAGCGAGCAAACAGAAATTCATCGGTTATCTGTGTTAGCAGCGTTCCAAAACTCTTTTGTTTTTCGGTAGCCAGTCCCAAGTCGTTAAGGCACACTCCGAATGGAGCAACACCATCATAAGCCTCTTGTGTGCTTGCGCCTTTCTGCTCATTGTATGTGTACTTGTCAATATGCCCATATACCTTGTGGTAGTTCATTAGTTGGGTCATGCTGATATTGCGAAAATAGTTCTCGTTATTGGTCGCTCTAAGGTAGTCCGAAAAGATTTGCATTATCATAGTCTTGCCTGTGCCGGGTTCACCGACAAGCAAGATGTTCTTGTGGAGCTTGTAATCTTCATCGGGGAACACGTTTTCAGCCAAAATGCAGTTGTTAAAGTAGTAGGTCAAGAAACGCAACACCTTGGAGTTGTGTTCATCAACAACGAAATCCGAAAACTCACGCAGCATATAGTTCTTGCCAATGCTGACAATCAGATTAACGTGTTGTGCGTATTCGTGAGGGTCTGTAAGGTCATATCTAAAACCTTTCAGAGTAGCCCTCCTGTGTTGTGCTATCAGAGCCTCCGACCGCTGTTTGGTCAAGTGGTAACGCTCCGCTTGCATATCTCGTATTATTTTCAATGCCTCTTCCTGTGTTTGGGGCAATTGAATTGGTTTGCCGTTGAGTTCCATATCTTAAATATTCTTCGTTGTACTTATCCACTACCCAATTGAGGATAGCCTTGTAATCACTTTTGTACCGCTTGCCTTTTGAGCCTTTATAGTTGTCAAGCATTTCAATCATCCGCTTTGCGCCATCTTCCGTGTGTTCCGCACAGAGCTTGGCATATTCATCACGGGTAAGTGTAACACATTCGGCATAGTGGTACTTTCTCTTTTTCTTAATCAGTTGCTTTTGCTTTTCTGTGAGTGGTGGCGGTACATCCTCGCTGCCTGTATCGTTGGAGAATAGCAAAGGCTGTTCTTGCTGTGTATGCTTGGGTGGCGGTTCTTTTGGGGTTGGTGGCACAACATCGTTTTCTTTCTCTGTGAACGGTGCTTTGTCCTTTTCAGTCAGCCGTTGTTTCATTGCATCACCGCCTTTCTTGCCAGCATTGCGCCTTTTCTCGCTTATATCAGCCTGTTTAACCATGTCGGCAGAATAGTACACGCCTTTGTGGTTTAACGACAGCACACCGCAATCTATGAGTTCCTGTAATGGTTCATCGTCTGTAAGACCCAACAACACTACCAACTCATTTAATGTGTATGGTGTGTTGTTAGGCTTTACAAGCATACCACGTTGGGAACTTTCCCACATATAGCAGAGCATTGTTACCCACACACCCTTTGCCATGAGCGAAAGGGTATTGATACGAGGGTCTGACAACCACACCCTCGTATCAAAAGGCATAAGTGAGTATTTCCGCTTGTCTGCCATACGCTAAGTGTTATGCTTCCATGATTGCAATGTCGGGCGCAATCTCACGAATTTTAGCCAGCACATCATCAATGCAACGGTCACGGTATTCATCTGCCACTTCCTTTGCACCAGGCGATACAAGCTGTAAGAACACATCACCGTCTGTAAGGTAATGGTCAAACTCCACCTCATCTCCGACTTCGCATTTGCAGTGAAGTTCTTGAGGGCAGATACAAGTTTCATGTTCTCGCTCTTGTCAGCGAATACGGCACGGTTAAGGCGCAAGAACTGACCCAACTTTGCGGGAATCCAACCCATCTTTTCATCGTTGATGTGGAATTTCTCAAAGATTTCCGAATAGGCAGCCTTGCCTACAAACGTGGACTTAGTGTAGTAATCGCTTTCGTTGATTGTGAGCGTGATTGTCATTTCCTCACGGTTCACTACGATATTGGCTTTCTTCTGTTCGATAGTGTCAATTCGCTTTGTGAGCCAGTCAAGAGGCGTGGAGAGTACGCCTGTCACGTTGATACTTTCGGGTTCTTTCAACTCCAACTGCTGAACTTTGGACGCAACACCCTCACGCAGTATTACTTCGATAGGCTTTTCGCCTGTGTAGTTGCCGATATTAACGGCAATCTTTTCATTGTTTTGCTCCATTGTTTTGTTGTTTTACTTGGTGAATAACTTAATCTTCTGTTCCTGTTCTACGCACGAATTGCATAACGGTACGCTGTCTTTCTTCGGGGGTAATCGGTCTTTCCTCCAACTTGTAACCCTCTGGCGAATAAAATGCAGTCTTTCCCTCGTCCACATCTACGAACTTGAAACAATCGCCCTTTACATACTCGCCTCTTGCTTTGAGTTCATCAAGGATTAAGCCTCGTCTTTCAAGCAACGGCTTTATGCGTCCCTTGTAGTCGGCTCTGATTTCAGCGAGTTTATCTTCAAGCTCTGCCACTTGGATAGACACGTTTTCAAGTTCTTCACGCCTTGCGTTCACTTCGTGCTGTTCAAACTTGCGTGTGTAGCTACGTTCCACAATTTAGTCGCAGTTGTCACGCAATAGCTGTTCCCTTTTCTCTACGGGTTCATCAGCAAACATTAAATCTTGCATAACTTATCTTGTTTTGGTTAAACTTACTTCAAGCGTTCACCCACAGAGAAATTGAAAGCTATTGCCTCCGCCCACAGCTCCAAGAACTGTTTGCCAAAGTATTCAGCCTTTTCTTCTGTGTCAAGGCACAAGCGGAAGCCACTGTACGCACTCGAGGTCGAGGAACGATTATACGCACTCAGAGAACCGAAACCCGCATTCGCACCATAACTCGCATCAGCAGACAGGAGGCAACCCCTTTCTTTATCGCTCATACCGTCAATCTCACTTTGGTTGTAAAGTGCAAACCAAGGAAACCAGTAAATGCGATTTCCATCGGGGTCGGGATATACCTTAACCTCACCACCCCAAAGAGCCTTGCAAATCAGCTCCAATTTCATTTGGGCGATTATGTGCTTTGGCACACCAGCCTTTGACAGCGTTTCTTCATCTACACTTTCGCCCAAAGCCTTGCAAGCATCCGCATAAGAGCGTATAGACTTGTAATCTTTAAGACTTGGCTTGTTATCGTCTGTCGGCTCTATCTTGCCAAACAGAGCCACAAGCACTTTCTTAGTGCTTTCGTCTGCCACTTCAAAGGCAGCTTTAAGGTTGCTTTCGCTCACCTCAATCTTTTTGCTTTCGTTGTTCATCGCTTAATCTTTTAAGTTTCTGAATGTTCTTTCTTGTTATTCTCATTGCGTTGTACACCCTTGTACTTGTGTCCTTGGGCAACAACTCTAAAATCATCGGAATGTGCCTTACCAAGTCAGTAACCACGTTGTTAGGTACTTGTATCATCGCTTGTTCTCCAATATTTATCGGGGTCGGGTATTTCAATTCCAAGGTATTCACGCCCATACTCACGCAGTTTCTCGCAATAGGTGGAGAATGTCAGCGTGTCCATTGTTGCAGTTGATGTCGGAAACTCCACAATCTCGCCTGTATGCCTGTTTACCACACTGTCCTTGGCAAGCATATTCTTGAAGTATTCGTGTACTTGCTCAACACTCACAAACTCCCAACCAGCCTCCAAGAGTGCATCAAGCAGCATGGGGTATATGCAACCCCACAGCCATCCGTTTTGGTCGTTTGAGCGTGGCTTGCGCATCCGCTTAACCTCAATCCTATACATTCCGTCACACACTTGCCTAAACCATTCGTAGAGCGGTTGCAACGTGAACAATCCTTTTCGTTTTTCAACCAAGACCTTTGCCATATCAGAACTTTGTAATGTCAATATCCATATTTGGAGTGGCAGCATATACGGCTTTGCCCGTCTGCCTTTCGATTTCAGATACAAATTTCAACCTGTCGCTGTTGTGGTCAGACAAGTGCAAAAGCACTATGTTGTACACGTTGGCAAGGTCTAATTCAGAGAGTACCGCCTTGCACGTTTGCAGTTCCATGTGCGAGTTTGGCAAGCGGTCTATTTGGCTTTTGGGCGTTACTCCAGCATTGACAGCCTCAATGAGCTTTGGCATTGAATAGTTGCACTCAATCAGAACGTGGTTAAGCCTTGGAAACAGGCTAAGACATTCGCAACTGTCAGTGAGAAACATTATTCGCCCACATTCGGGGTGTTCTATGAGATAACCGACACAAGGCACATCGTGGCAAGCGTTGAACGGCAACACCTTGAACCGCCCAAGTTTGTAGCCGTGTTTGGGAACAATGGCAACAGAGCGTGAACCCCATACGCCTTTGTTTTCCCAAACATCAGCCAATGCCAACGTGTGAAAGCCATTATCCACCATTGCCTTTATATACTTGGCGTGGTCGTTGTGCCTGTGGGTTATAAGACAGCCTACGACTTTTCGGAGATTGTACCCCAAAGCCTTTTTCACTTCTTGGAAACGGACACCAGCCTCAAGTATCAAAGCCTCTTTGCCGTTGTCAAGAATGTAACAATTACCGTTGCTGCTTGAACCTAACACTTTCAACTCCATACTTCACTTGGTTAATCAAAAGCCGGGGTCTGGCTCTGTTTCGTGTTGTGGCTCGCTTTGAGGTAGCGCACCATTGGTTACATCCTCATACTCTACGTTTGCATCATCTACGACTTCGATTGCCTGTGCGTCAGCGATAATAACCTTTTCGTCTGTATCGCCTTGTGTGTCGGATGCAATACCCTCTTGGAGTGACACCGTGAGGTAGCCATATTTGCCCAACAGATTGCGTAACACGGTCTTGATTGCCATTGCGTGAAAGTTACCTTGCCAGCCTACTTGTGTACTGTCGGCATTGACGGGCAGCTTGGCGAGATTGAGCAATGTTTCTATCGTAACACTTCTGTTGAAAGCAATAGCCTTGGAGTAACGCTTGGCGTGTGCCGCCATATCCTCAACGGACATATAGAGTGCCTTGTGATAGCCATCCACCAACTGAATGTAGGCGAAATAGCCAACAACCTTTTCTGACACCTTGCGTCCCTCAACATCAATTTCACCCGTCAGCTTGCTTGTGCGCTGTAACTCGCCCTCATACACCACATCAGCGTTAATGATAGCATACTTGCCTGTACGCATTGCAAGCTGATACAAGCCTTTGTAGCCTATCTGAAACACTGGCTCGTACTTCTTTACCTTGTTACCCTTTGCATCCGTCACCGTGTTGTAGAACGGAATGATGAAAGCCTGTCCCAAAGCCTTGTTGATAGGCAAGTGTAAAACTGCTGCTTTCAGTGCCTCTTTCACAACTTGGTTAGGGTCGCACAATTGCAGTTTGCTGTCAGAACTGTACAAGTCTATGAGCGAAGCCACGAATGTAGATGCGTTCTTGCTAAGTGCGTTCTTGAACTGTGCCATGACGGAATCAGCGGAAAGCACACGTTTCAGCACATCCAAATTCTTAGGCTTTGCCACAACACCGCCCTGTTGCTGTGTTGTCATTGATTTTTGTTCGTCCATATCAGATGTTATTTTACTGAAGTTTCGCAAGTGAATAAATATCAACTTGCTTGTTTATAAATATACA